TCTGCGGAGCGTCTAAGCCCAAGATCTTTGCGCGGCGATCTATCACCCGCAGGATAAAATCCGCAGCTCGCGTCTCTCCGTCTATGGCTCGCTTCCAGTATGCCCTTTGTAGCCGGTCCAGCCGGTCTAATTCGAGATCCCGCATTTCTTCGGTAGGTTGTTGTAGGGTCCGCAATAAGGCGCGCTTGTAAGCCTTGTATGCCCCTGCTGCGTTCGCGTAGCCAACTACCTTCGCTATTCGATCCCAAGTCTCCCCTGTTCTGCGTAACTCGACTACTGCGAGTTCGCGATCAATAATGTCCGGATCCGGCACTTTACGCTGTTTTTTTCCTGCCATGTGTTTACTGTAATGTAGGAAATACTACTTCGCGAATTATGCTTGCGCCTTCATCCGGAGTCAAGGCATCAGGGATAAATGTCGCGTTATATTCCAGCGCTAGATTACGGTGCTTGGTCTCTCGACCCTTAACCCATGACGGGTTCTGCTCTTTACCAGTAATCGCAGCTCTTGACTTACGCCGTTGCGCAGCTCTTTCCGGGTGAGTATCTAGGTAGAACAAGTGGAACTCCCCATACATAATGGCTAGATCAAAGAAGCGCCTATTGGCTAAGCGGTCACCTTCTCCATACACAATGTCATGATTTATTGTCGGATACCAAGGCTCAATCTCCAGTATTGCGGCATTTCCTAATGTGTCGGTTCCCCCGAAGGTAGGGCGTAGCCAGCCCAGCGAAATAGCCGTTCCGTAGGGAGTCTGATGTTCTCTCCACTTCACCGGATCATCGTGCTTGGCTACTTCAATCCAGTTCCGAGTAAGGGCTTCGGTAAGAGTTGTTTTGCCGGATCCCGGTGCGCCGATTAGGTAAATAGTCTTCATAGCGCTCGCTCGACTATCTCCCGGTTTGGTTGGCTGCCTACAATCCAAAACGCTGCTTTCCCGTCAGGTTCGTGATACCACTCAAACATTCCCCTATTGCGATCCATGTAAGTAAGTGCCTTTCCTTCGTAAGTTGGGTGGAACGATATTGACTTATCTCTCAGCTCGAAGGGCATTTTGTCCTGATAGCCGGAGAACTTAGTGTGGTGAAGATCGTAATGCTCTATCAAGATCTCTCCACCGGTCTGATGTTCTGCTTCGAGATCTCGGTGATGATGATATTTGCGGCGGAATAGATCCAGTATGGCTATGCCTGTGGCGTTCTCGATCCTGCGTAATCTTTCTTCAATAAAGTTAAGCCGGGTAGGACCTATACCGAACAAGATAACGCGTTCTAAGTCTGCGGGGCGATACTTGGCTATTCCGTATAGCACCGATACGCAAGAGTTACACGAACCCGCCGTCATACCTAGCGTGGTCAGGTGTGGCGGCAGGTTCTTGACTTGATACGCACCTACTTCGTGGAACGCTCGGATATCGTCATCGGTAGCGTCTTCCGGTGTCGTAATTCCGTAGCACAAGCGGTAATGATCTTTATAGCGCTCGGACTCTGAGTATTGTTTTACGGCGCGTTGTAGAGCCGGGTTATAGCCTACGGGCGTATAAATAAACTCTGCTCCAGCTGCGGCGGCGATATAAACATTTTCGTGCTTGATAGCCGTTTCCGGTTTAGTCGCTCCGAGTATCAGCGTAGGCGTAAGTCCGTAATGCTTCGATACCAATGCGCTCATCGAGAGCTGCGGAGATAAAACACTTGCGCCGGTGATTAGTCCAGCGTTGCCACCTTTTGCTACATATTGATTAGTTAGAAATAATAATTGCCGCAGCTTGCTTCCGTTCGGTCCGCCGTATCCGAGCGGGGCGAAGTGATCTTCTCGCTTCCACCATAAGCCTTGATGTTGCTCAAATGGCGTGAGAGTGTATGTGTAATCTTCCCAGCGCATTACCGAGCGATCTATGGTCTGCTCAGGAAAGATCGTACTCATCGTTGTATTCATTCTTATAGTAGGGGTAATCCCGGTTCATCATTATTACCTGACCGGTAGTGAGATAGTGATTTTGTTTTCTTGGGTTGAGTCCGAGATCCTTTGGGTTATCTTCGAGTCGGAGATAGTCCGGTAAGTAATGCTTTCGCGCTTCCCAAAATACCGAGAGATCTTCTTCGGGCCAAGCCGTTTCGTTTTTTCTAATCCGATTGAATAACATATCGTTATAGACATTGGGATATCGGCGGTTAGGTCGGTGCCACGACTTGTAAGTGCATAGTGCCGACTCCAGCGTAAAGTAAGAGACATCTCTTTCGTAATCCTTTCCAGCTGCTCGGTATTTCATATCGTTAAGTATTTGTGCGCCTACATGTTCAAGCGAAGCGATCAGTTCCGGCGGGTAATTCCCGTCAAAAGTAGGGTTGCTCTTGTGCCAATCATAATGATCGAGTCCGCTAACAATACATAAGCCGTTTCTATGCGAGCGCGAGCCGTCTCGATCCGCCAACATCAAATCGTCACAATCGAAATCTATACCCATAATGCGCACATATTCAAGATACGAGTAAGCCGATAATCGCCCGAAGGTTGAGATCGAAGTAGCAGCTTTCCACATAGCCCCGAAGCCCCGTTGCGCCGTAGCAGTATAGAAATCCCATTGGTGCGGACCGACCAGCGAAAGATAACTCTCTATTGCTGCGGGCATAGACTTCTTGTGATAGCGCCTATCGGTATCAAACTCCAGCCGCTCATAGTTTTCTTTATAGAACTTAACTAGATCCAGCCATTGACCTTTATCCGGAAATCTCCGGTGGAGAATTAGGCTTGTAACCGGGTTCTGCGTATTGCCGTTAATGAACGCAAACCATAGAGCTGCTTCGTTATCCCAGCCGTAGCGATCCCGAAGATAGGGCATCAAGTAATAGACGCAACCGGGATGTGCGCGATACTTTAAGTGAAACTCATAAAAATCAAGAAATACATCGTATCGATATTGCGGTAGGCGGAAATCTAAGCCTTCCTTTAGATTACTCATGCTGCCTTCCCCCTGCGTTATTTAAATACGGGTGCTTCCGCTTCGCCTTTAAGAACTGCTGCCATTTTGTCTTCGCGAGCGGTCCGGCGCTCTTTACCCTTGGCGGTTTCTACCGCGTAGGTAAAGCAATCTTTCATGCCGCGTAAGGCGTAATAGACTACTGAGTATCGGTATGCGTCTTTGGTCTTCGGACTCATTGGCGTAACGCCATGAACATACTTGTATCCCGCAAAGAAGGTTACCCACCCGTCTCGGCATGAGCAAGTAAAGTTATACTCCGGAAGCGTTAGATAGCCGCCAGCCATATTCTTTCGGATTACCGGCATAGCGGACCAAGTGGCAAAGTTGAAGCCGTCTCGGTGATAAGGCAAAGTAGAAGATTTATTGACTACGCCGGAAGTCCATAACGCGTCATCGGTCATTCTCCACTCATCGTCAAGTCCAGCATCAGCCAAGTTTTTCTTGTCGTTTTCGTATAAGTGTGGGGCAAACTCTTTATACATATCCGCAAACTTCTCAGCAAACTTAACCAATACCGCGTGTTCCATAGGTTGTTCTTGTGCCAGCGTAGTAGGGCGGCAGCTCTCGCGCTTCTGATAGATCTTTCTCGGAGCCATGCCGAAGGTGCGTGACTTATTTTTGAGTCCGGTTGATTGGCGAATAGTCTCTCCATACTTAATGTTGAGAACTGCCTTGCGCAAGATATTCACTTCATCAGGCATCGGGAAATAGACAAAAACAATTTCTTCCGTATCGTCATCGACCCATATACCTGCTTCTTCGCAGTTAGGCGCGTAATCAGGAACTACTGTGCCTACCAACTCGCTTGCTTGTTCTTCTGATAGAACTCGCTTAATTCGGTGTATCGGTAGATCCGCTATCTTGATTTGACTCATTTGGCGCGCTCTCCCCTGAGATTATCTCTGCCATTTTTACAATGGCATCTCCGTTGCTTGTTAAACTATGCGTGTTTCGCACTTGGATAAGTTTATCAATAAGCCACACATAGATCTCCGGCGGAAAGTCCGCCATTAGCATACGCGTTGCTCTTTGATTGTAGCGCTCGCCATACTCAGCCAGCGTCTCGATATACCGGGTTCCGCTTTGCCCCGTCTCTCCTACTTCTACCTGAGAGAAAGCAGACTTAGATAACTCCGGAGTAGTTTCTTCCTGTATGTCGGCAATTAGTGCGTCAAACTCATCGAGCGTATAACCGGATCCGTCTAACTCAGGTAAGGTTTCTAGTAGAGCTGCTAATTTTTCGTTATCGTATTGACCTAGATCTGCGGAACGATTATCTATGGCTACTATCTTCGCAGCAGTAGTTTCATCTACATCAACATAGACAACATCAATCTCGGACCAGCCAAGTTCTTTCGCAGCTCGGTAGGTGTGATTACCGGCAAGGATCTCTCCGGATCTTTTATTTACTGTAATTGGCTTATATTGCCCGTAAGTCGAAAGTGACTCGGCAATTAGCGTAGTGTTGCCTTTGCGTGGGTTGTTGTGATATTCGCGGATCGAGTCCAGCGCTACCTTCTCAATGTTCATAGATCTACTGTAATGTAATTTGTAATCGGTAGTCAAGTAGATCATCGATAGACTCCAGCAACATTTGCTTTCGTTGGTGGGTCAAGCGGTTGCCGTAGCGATCTTGGAGCATTTCGCGTATGTGCGACAACGCTTCGTCAATATCGGCTACCGTAATCGGGCGATCATCTATAACTATCATAGAAAGATCTTACAGTTTATTACGGGTTGCGCGCCGAGCTGCGTAGGCTTCTACTTCGGATCTAAGGTAGAACACGCTTCTACCCTTCTTCTTGCCCCACGCTAACGACTTTCGGTATTGAATTTGCCGTAAGTTATTGAGATTAACTCCCAGTATTTGTGCTACTTCCGCCGCACTCAGCCATTCTTCATCTACCAAGGCACATCTTCCTTCCGGCTACTTCGGATACTTTGTGTTCTTTTCGGCAATACTCCTACATCGGTAGCCGTTATTTCGAGACTTGTCTTTTCGGATCCGTCTTTGGCTTGGTAGGTGGATTGCGAGAGAGATCCTACTACTACCACCGCGTCACCTTTCGCAATTAGATCCGCGAGCTGCTCAGCCTTTTCGCCAAACTGAACTACGCGGAACCACATTGTTTCTCCGTCTATCCACTCGGTGCCCTGCTTCTTGCGTGGCGTGTATGCCAGCGAGAAAGAACAAACCTGTGTGCCTGACTTACTTACCTTAAACTCCGGATCTTGTCCGACATTACCCTTAACTGTGATATTCATTTTATGCCTTCCCTAGTATCTTGATATTACCTTCATTGTCTAATAAAGCAAAAGATCCTTCCGGCGTTACATAAACATGATCTTCCGGATCCTTCCAGCCCGGACACATCCAGCCTTTGTTTTCCGCGTTAGCAGGGTTAAGGTGGATTGAGTCTGTGGCTAAGTTGTGGCAAGAGTGATGAACGACCAGCAAGTTAGCCGCAGTATCCTTGCCGCCCCGCGAGCGCAGCTTGCGGTGGTGTAGCGCCATAGAGTCGGTGGCAGGGAGTCCGCATTTCTCGCAGTATCCCCCTGCCCGCTCTTTGACTAGGCTGACTACTTTTTTATCAATCATCGTCTTCTTCTTCGTCATCTTCGTAGATTTCTCCCGGATCTATAGAAGGGAAGACGGGTTCAACATGGTGCGGAATAATACTCATCAATACCAGCCGCCCCTGCCGTTTTCGGATCTCGATAACCATACTGCGAGCGCTCCGCATGGAGACTTATATCTATGCTCGATATAGCCCAAGCCCCAGCGAATTTGAATATGCGGGTGCTTCATAAAGTCTCGGATCTCCTTTTGGCTATTGTGCTTCATGTGCCGTTGCGGTATGCCGTAATCGTGGGTTGGAGATTTCGCCTGATAGTTCCAGCCGCTTTCTTTACCCCATAATTTAGTAAGGCAGCCAAACTGCTTACGCGGATCGGCATACTCTTGCTTTAGCAGGTGTTTAGCATAATCTTTTGGCGGCAGTTGCGCCACCACAAACTTATGCTTTTGAGTTGGACTCATAACCGGAGCGTAAGCGTAAGAAGGCACGATGACGATACCTACCCCAATAAGGGCTACTAAAAGGTATCGCGCAGCTCTTTCTATCTTGGACCTTCCGCCGCCTTTCTACAGACTTCGCAGAGCTGATCTCCATAATGCCAAGCGCCATAGGCGCACCGATTTAGTTTGCTATCCATATCATTTCCTTTCGGTTCGGGCATGGACATAGATAAGTCTAGCCTTGATTACTGCTCAGTAGCCGGTCCGACTTGCGTAATCTATAACAAGCCGCTTCGTATTCCGTCTCACTTCCGTAAGGATACTTGAACACTTTTACATGCGATTTGCCGTTAGGCTCGACCAGCGTAACTACGCGATCCAGCACACAAGTAGCGTGATCCCTAAAAGAAAAATAACTATCGCACGCTTCAATGGCGTTATCGTATGACTTGGTCCATATTTTTTCCCAAACAGATCCGGAGTCATCAACGCACACTATAACAAACTCGTAAGTAGGGCTAACGCCGTAGTCGGTATTTTCTTGGATCTTCATGCTAAATGCTCCGACATACGGGGTTCTTCGGTCATCATGCTTGCGGTTAAAGCCTGAGACACCATAGACTCAATAACGCAAGCCGCGTTCGTAACTGCTACGAACATTGCTTTCGGATCTTCCGACTCCGCAGCCTTAATAAACATCTGACCTGTATTTGCTAAGTAATTCTGAACAACGGGATTTATCATTTGCCTTCTCCTTCGATTAGTTCTTTCATCATTTCGTTGAGTGCCGAGTAGTCGAGCTGCTCGGACTTGTATTTGATCCGGTCCGGCGTAGTCTGCGAGTCCAGCCCGCATGACTCGATAAACCGGAGATACGGGTGACGCGTCTTTGGGTTATTTTTCATAAACTCAACTGCGCCCCGGTATATGCTTTCATCGTTATTGATCCACATAGAGACATTCCATGTTGCGCGGTTCTTCCAGCCGTTGTAATCGGTATCAGACATTTGCCTTTACCACCGACACTATTTGACCTTCGGACCCATAGGAACGCAGAGCGTCTTCTATGTCTGTTTTGATTTGCTGCTTTACTAGCGCGTTAAGGTGAGAGACGGAAATTAAACCTTTTTCCCACCGCACATATTTCTTTAACGCGCCAACATCATCGTCAAGATCTACTTCCAGCGTTACGCGGAACTTCATGGTGATACCACTCGATCTACCATAGCCGAGCAGGATCCATAACCCAACCAATTACCATGCTCGGATCCAACATAGCAAACATCGCTTGTAGCCCAAGTAAATAGGCAAAGTAGAACTCCAGCTGCGAAGCCTAGAACAAACCAGCCACGCGGCGTTATTGTTGTTTTGCGCATAATTTCTCCAATGCTTTGTATTTGACTTCGTAGTAATGTTGTTCGCAGTAAGAACTCTGCTTGAAACAATAGATAGTCGTTTCTGATGAGTCTGCCCAACAGATTTCGCAGGAAGCGCGGTTAGGCTTGTATGGGCTTGGGTGATTTGGCTTCGGACTCATTCCCAAGATCCTTTCCGCTTATCCAAACTATCGCTAATTAATTCATCAAGCCCTACTGCTTCGCTAGCAATAGGATTATCGTCAAAATACTTACATACTGATAACCATTCTTCTTTCGTCAGCTCTTCGGCAATATACTCTTGTATCCATAATTGCCATACGCAAGGCGCTTCCGGGTCCAGCGTTGATAGAGTTGCGATTACATCTTTAACCGCGTGTGCCATAAGTGATACCTGCCTTCTTTAATAGATCGATAAGCGGTTGCGGGGTAAATGAGCAATCACGCTCGATAGCCGGTAGATCCGGACCTAATGTTGTTTCTTCTAACTCTTTAAGTGAGAAATAACCCCACTCATTGGCGAAGCCCGTAACATAACCAAAGAAAGTATCTACGCCGTCAAACTCTGTCGCATACCAAGTCCAGCCGGAGTAAGGAGAAAAGAACTTAACCCAAACTGTCGAGTCTTCAGCAGCGTTTTGTAATTGTGGGATCTTGTTGCGGATCTCTTTTGGCATTAACAAATGCCCGCGCTTGCCTATTTTAGTCATGACCACTCCTGAATTAATACGCGCTTAACATTGCTTGGAGCAGCTCCGCATGGGCAGTTGAACATAAATTCGTGATCGTCAATACAAAACGCTTGCTCTTGAATTATTAGGCACTCGGAGCATTTACCCCAATAAAACCGGGTTCTGTGAGTGTCGTTGATCCAGCGTGGCGTGTGTGTGTTAAGTGACATTAGAGACCTACCTGTGTATTGAAAGGCTTGCCGTATCTCTTATACATAGCGTCTTCTAAGAACAATACTGAGTATTTATTTTTACCACCGACATTAAAAGTGTATTCGGTGTCTTTGTCGAGAGCCTTGGTGTTGTAGTAATCATAGATAGTTACTACTTGACCGCCTACCATACCTACGAACTCGCAGGTGCTTTTATCTTGTGGTCCTAGATCTGTAAGCAGACCTAGATCCGCCAACTCATTGTAAGTCGCGGTGATCTTGCCTTGATAGCAAGTGCCTATAATCATTGTGTAGATATCGTTTTTTACCTTCATCGGATTGCCTTCCGCTAATTGGATCGAGCCTTCTCGATCTCATTAGGATAAATCTAGCCTAAGTCAATAATAAAGTCTAGGATTTAGTTGAAGTTTTTTTATTTTATTTCTGAGAAAGTTATCTGAACTCCGGGATAATCTCCGTAACATTTTGTTGCGCGGATCTCTGTTACTTGCGCGTCATCGCGATACGCAATAGCAGTTAAAGCATCAAGAGCTGCGCGAATTAGTTTGTCGAGATCCGGCGGAACACTCGGATAAGATCGCGTAACAGTTTTAGGTTTTTGAAATACAAAAATAAGTTCCATGCCGATAGGATTTATAGAAGGCTTCGCTCCAGCGCGCTTGGCTTCTAAAGCAATAGCAGATCTCCAAGCTGCGAGCGCAGATCCAGCGCTATGTATCACGCGCCCGTTCATGACCTTCATCGATCCCTGAGAGATCGGCTGACCGCCAACGAAGAAAGAAATCACATAACGAGTGTAACGGGTTCAGAGATTATCTCTTGTGTTTTATTTCCATAGTTATCAACAAGAGACACATCGTAAGTTCCGATACGATCCGGACCGGAAATACACGCTACCTGCCATGTGTGATTTTTCAGTATAAGTTGATCGCCGCATTGTAATTTATCCGGAGATAACAATACTACTTTGCTCATTTCACCCCCTAGCGTAATGATTACGCATAATTGTAGGGCATAAATTACTTACGCAACAGTTTTCTCAGCTCTTCTTTAAAACTCTCCGGCATAGGGGCAGCGTTATTTTTGGCTTCTTCGAGTTCGGTTTGCCACTTATCGTAGGCTTCTCGCTCCAGCTGCCGCCGGCGCTCGCTTTCTTTCCGCTCGATCTCGCGCTTTTCTTCAATAGATAACTCTCGATCAGGTAGCGGTTCATCTAACCAGCGCTCAGCATTGAGCCAAGTAGCCGCATTAGCCGTATATGACGGGTGGCGGTTCGGATCTTCCGCATACCGCCGCGCTCCAGCCGCGATAATCGCCGGATCGGTTTCTTTTATCGCTTTCTCGTATGCTTGGAGCGCAGCCTTCTTTGCTACCTTCTTCGGGTAAATAGTCCAGAAATCAAAAAAGCCGGGTGTTTCTTTGGGTGGATCTAAAGGATGTTTCTTAGGGCGTGAAAGTCGCTCCGTAACGGGCGTAGAAGTCGTGTCGTTATCGGCTTCAAAGTCGTGTCGTAGATTACGGGTAGTCGTATTGCCGCCCCGTAGTCTTCCTAAGTTAATTGTGTATCTGTGCGGTCTGCGGTCATCGCGGCAGCTCGCGGATCCGCCGGCATGTTTTTCCATACGAAGGTATCCAGCCCGGACCAGCGAATTGACCGCTCTCTGAACTGTGCGCACACTTATAGAAGCCTTTTTTGCTATGGTGGCTTGGCTAGGCCATGCTTCCGTTCCTTCATCGTTTGCATGATCGGCTATAACCAAAAGAACCATTTTCTCAGTCGTAGGGAGATCCGTTTTCCACACATCCGACATTAGCCGAATACTCATAGACACTCCCTAATCTGAGTCAATGTAATTCCTGTTTCAATAAGAGCCTTTAGCGCTCGCTGCCGTTGCTGCGGATACTTCTCCGGGTGTCGGAAGGCTTGCCGTTCTACGGAAGTTAATCCGCCCCATACGCCGTAACTTTCGTTCTCGAACGCATAAGTTAAGCAAGCCTTCCATATCGGACACCGGGAACACACCGAGCGCAAGGCGTTGATATTGTTATACGCACTTGCGTTCCGTTCTTCTTCTACTGAATAGAAAAGATCGGTATAAAGGTCGCGGCACTCAGCCGCTTCCCAATCTACTTCGCGGTACTCGGACACCCTATTTCTCCGCTCGGATCATAGAAGGAGCAATACTTAGAACAAAATACTACTTTTTCTTCCGGTTCCGGAGCAGGTCCAGCACCCGCCACGATATCTTTAAGTTCCTGTAACCAAGATAGAGCTGCTTTCGCTACTTCCGGGTTATAGTCTTCGGTATGAACCTTAATGTCTGCCATTTCTCCGTCACGCGGAATAGCGACCAGCGATACTGTTTTTACTTCATAGCCGTTTGCGTCTAGTAGATAGCCGTAAGTCTGAACCTGCCATATCTCCGAATGACTAGGGAAATACCGCAAGCCGGCTTTCTTCTTTGTCTTCCAGTCAATAACCGCGCCTTCGCTCTTGATATAAAGATCAACATGACCCTTCATACCGCCGTAGGTTACTTCAATTTCGCGTAGGTAGTTATCTCCGAAGGGATCTTCGCGTTCCATAACGCTTTCAATACCTGAGTGAATAAAAGTGCCTAAGATCGCCGCTAACTTCTCGGTTTGATTAGTCTGTGGCGTTTCTATCAACTCATGATAAACACGCCGGCGGCAACCGCCCAACGAACTCGGACCTATCTCAATCTGCTTACTGCGATCCCGTTGGCTATCGTGTGCTACCAGCGATTTAGTTAGTAATTCTTGTAAATCTATCATGCTATCTCCATACTTGTTCGAACGCTTGTGCCTATGGACCGGGCAATATCTACCTGAGTCCGTATGCGATTTGAGTTTGCGCGAGCTGCGCGAACTACCGCTTCCGCAGTAGCCATTTGTAAATGTAATTTCTCGGTAGAAATCAAGGCTAGATCCGCTTTGTCGCTTACTGTGTATCTTGCTTCCTTGTTAGTAGCCACCGATAATCGAGCATGAGCAAGCGCTAATTCATATTGCGCTTTAGTCTCATAGTAGAACTTCTCTGCGTCTGCTAAATCTCTATGCGAAGTATCTACTTCTTTAGATAGATCCTTTAGCCGCTTCTCAATCATCTGTGGCGTAACTATTGTTTCACTCATCAGCGCCTTCTTTCTTTACTATCTTCAACATAGTGTTATTGCTTGCTTTATCTAACTCGATCCGCAATACTTTCCACGAGTCGGCAGCAAGATCCATAATGTCCGGTTGAAGAAAATAACCGGCTTGCTCCAGCGCTTGCCCTACTTCTATTGGACTCATCTCCAGTTCTTGCGCTAATCGCGTTATCGCAACCTGCTGATGATTAACGCCTACAATCCAGCCCATAGGCGGTTCGAACTTTTTTTGCTTACTCATAAGAGCATTCCTTCCTGAGCCACGCGCCATACGATACAAGAGTTTCCGTTGGCGTTATTTCGGGTAGTTCCGCTATCAATAATGTAGCCGTCTTTGAACAAAGTTCCGCGAGTAGGTCGGACAGTATTGCCGTCTATTCCTAGTGCCGTTTCAATTTCTTGATCCGTTGCCCCACGAAATCCTTGTGTTACTAGATACTCATACACCTTTCGGCGTAAGGATCCAGTTCGGGGTAATACCTTTTCCCCCGCAGCTCGCGAAGTGCGTTGAGCCTTCGCGGATAAGATAACTGTATTCCGGTCCAGCGATCTCATTCTGTTTCAAGTTCTTTTTTCTTGTTGGTAACTGCGTCTTTTAGGGTTGTGTTCTCAATTTGAATATCGCGTAGATCCGGGTTTTCTGCCCAAATCTTTTTCAATTCTTCAATGTCTTTAACTGCCCCCACGCTTACAATCAGAGCTGCTGCGAGATCTTTATCTGCCTGAGAATATTCCTTTACTTCGGTCTTCTTCGGCGCTACCGCTTTACGGGGTTCGGCGTTATAGCGCTCCACCTTTTCCATTTCTTCGCGGCTAGGGCGCTTACCCTGAGACGCGTAGCCGCAGTTGGCTAAACTGCGCCCTATTGCGGAAGTCTCTCCGTTTTCTAGGGCGCTGACCCTATTGACGGGAGACGCTCCTACGATCTCTTCGGCATAACCGGAAGACACCGGGCTTAGGTCATCTCTATCAAAAAAGATTTCTGCCTTGACGATGAACCTGCGCTCATCATGAAATACTAGATCCGTGAGAACCCTGCCCTTCGGGTGATCTTTCCAAAATCGAGCCAAGCGGCTTTCTACGGTTTCGTACGAGTCTAAATCGAACTTAGCCATAATTTATTCCTTCCTATAAGGGGCGATCTGCCCCAGCGCGTCTATTGTCGCTGATACATTACGGTTTTCTCGGATTTCGCTTGGCGAGTCGCGCAGTAACTTTTGGTAACCTTTAGGAACCGGACAGGAGTAGATATGGCTGACTCTAAATCGCACCAAGCAAGAGTGTTTCTTGTTCTTTACAATTTACAAATAGAAATCTCTG